ACAAATAGAAAACGATAACCTAGCAGACTATGCATTTCGAGAGCTGCTAGACAAATCATTCCACAACCTAAAAGAATCATTAAAAGAAGGTGGAGCATTCTACATATGGTACGGAGATACCGAGGACGTAAACTTCAGACTAGCATGCAGGGAGAATGAACTATCGATAAGACAATGCTTGATATGGGTAAAGAACTCTCTAAACCTAGGTAGACAGGACTACAAGTGGATGCACGAACCATGTCTATATGGATGGAGAGAAGGAGCAGGACACTACTTCATAGAGGAATACAATCACACGACAGTAATCGAGGACAAGATAGACTTAGATAAAATGAAAAAAGAGGACATGAAGAAAATGCTAGAGGAGATTCTAGCAAGTAAAGTTCCAACAACCGTGATACATGAAAACAAGCCAACCAAGAATGACTTACATCCAACGATGAAGCCAATAAACCTAATAGCCCAACTAGTACGCAACAGCTCAAAAAAAGGAGAATTGGTACTAGACCTATTCGGAGGATCAGGAAGCACACTAATAACATGCGAGCAACTCGGAAGAAGATGCAACATGATGGAGTACGATCCGATATACGCAGATGTAATCATAAAGAGATGGGAAAACTATACAGGAAAGAAGGCCATCAAGCTGTGAAATCAATAATAGTGGTAGCAACAGCTGAAGAATACAAACTAGCAAAAGAGCGATATAAAGGCCAGAAAATCATCAAAACAGGAGTAGGAGGCACAAATGTATACGAAGTCCTACAAAACGTGCCTAGGAACCGTAAAATAGTGAATTTTGGCTATGCTGGAAGCAATACAATACCAATAGGAACAGAAGTGGAGATAGGAAAGTGCAAAACCTATCATCCGAACGTACAATTCCAGGAGCCAACATATAAAATAGATCCAACAAAAAATACAGTATGCTATACAGCGAGTGATTTCGTTACCAAAACAACGATCAATTACCCAGTAGTATTTGATATGGAATTAGCATACATATGTGCAATGGGATTTAAAAATATAAGAAGCATAAAAATAATAAGTGACAATCTATCACTAAAACAATACGAGGAGATTATATGATAAAAATACTAGAGTTATTTGGGGGGATTGGTGCGTGTAGTAAAGCACTAGAAAGACTAGGAATTGAATATGAGATAGCAGACTACGTAGAAATAGACAAACACGCAGTAAACAGCTTCAACGCAATGCACGGAACTAACTTTGAACCACAGGACATATGCGAATGGAATAAAGACATAGAAGCAGACCTAGTCATGCACGGAAGCCCCTGCCAAGACTTCTCGCTAGCTGGAAAGCAAGCTGGAGGCGATGAAGGATCAGGAACCAGATCATCACTAATGTACGAAACAATCAGAATAGTAGAAAAGATAAAACCCAAGTACGTAATATGGGAAAACGTAAAGAACGTAGTATCCAAGAAGCATATACACAACTTCGAAAACTACATACATAAAATGACCGAACTAGGATATAGAAGCTACTATAAAATACTAAACTCCAAGTGCTATGGAATACCACAAAACCGAGAGAGAGTATTCACCATATCAATAAGAGAGGACTTGAATCAAGACTTTGAATTTCCTGATCAACAAGAGCTAAAGCTCAAACTAAAGGATATGCTAGAAGAAAAGGTAGACGAGAAATACTACTTGAGCGACAAGATGATAAAATACATAAGTGCAGCTGGAACAGCAAACTTTAGGAATCCAGATAGCAAAATAAACCTGGACATAGCAAGACCAATTACCACAGATCCTAATAAAAGAGCAGGAACAACAAACTATTTAAGTGATGAACTACCAGCAAACTTTAATTTAGAACCATTGAATCCGATGGGAGATGGGACCTGTAGGACAATAAAAAATCAATATGCTAAAACATCCAGAGCAAACTTTGAAAGAACATCAACATTTGGAGCAACAGGAGTCATGATGATTAAGAATGCAACCAAACAAGGATATCTAGAAGCAACAGAAGGAGATGGAATAGACATAGGAAGTAGAATGGAATATCACCGAGGCAATGTACAAAAAAACATGATCCAGACAATAACAACCAAAGGAGGACAAGAAAGAGGCGTATTACTAAACGACAAAGAAATAAAAATAAGGCGTCTCACACCGAAAGAATGCTGGAGATTAATGGGCTTTGATGATAGCGACTATGAAAAAGCAGCTGAAGTAAACTCAAATGCTCAATTGTATAAACAAGCAGGAAACAGCATAGTAGTAAACGTACTAGAAGCAATACTAAAGAATCTATTAAAGGAGGAAATAAAATGATAGAGAAAGTAAACCCAAGCCATCCTGATAAAGTGGCAGACAGGATCGCAGGGGCAATAGTAGACTTAGCATATAAACAACAAGAGAATCCAAAAGTAGCTGTAGAAGTATTAATAGGACACGGTAAATGTCATATAATAGCAGAAACAAGCGTAAGATTTAAGAAGAAAGACATAGAAAAAATAGTAAATAGAATAGCAGGAAAGATGAAGGTAGACTACGTAAGAGTTCCCCAAGATGAACATCTAGCCAAGAATCAGGAAGAAGAAGTAAGATGTGGAGATAACGGAATATTCAAAGGAGTTCCTCTAACAAACAACGAAAAGCTAATATCAATGGTAGCAAGAAACATCTATTTTGCATTTGGAACAGACGGCAAATACATACTAACAGATGATAAATTTATATGCTGCCAAAGCAACGCAACCAATGAAGAACTATCAAGAATCCTAGAGAACGGTAAACCAGAAGGCATGAACGTAATCATAAACCCACTAGGAGAATGGACAGGAGGAACAGACGTAGATACAGGAGCAACAAACAGAAAACTAGGATCAGACATGGCTCAATCAGTAACAGGAGGAGGCCTACACGGAAAAGACCTAAGTAAAGCTGATGTATCAGTAAACATCTATGCATTCAAGAAAGCCCAAGAAACAGGTAAGGTAGTAGAACTATGCTGTGCAATAGGCGATAAAGAAATAGACGGAAAACCATATAGTGAAATAGTAGAAGAAGCCAGAGAATACATAAATGCAATTGGTGGCTTCGAAAAGTTCGCTGAATGGGGATTATACTAAAAGGAGGAGATAACAATGGCAGGACGTCCAAAGTTCATAGTAGACTACGATACAGTAGAAAAACTAGCACATATACAATGCACCTATGGAGAGATAGCGTCCTTCCTAGGATGCTCGGTAGATAGACTAAAAAAGGACGAAGAATTTATACTCCGTTATAAAAAGGGTGCTGAAAATGGAAGAATGAGTCTAAGAAGAATGCAATTCAAACTAGCAGAAAAGAATACGTCAATGGCTATATTCCTGGGTAAACAATACCTAGGCCAAAAGGACTACGTAGAAACAACAGAAACATCAAACGGAATCCTAAACGAACTAAAAGAGGCAATGCAGAATGTCAAGAACTCTAAGTGAAATGCTTAATCCAAAACAAATAGACTTCATGCTGAATGATGACCAGAGAATAAACCTACTAACAGGAAGCGTACGATCAGGAAAGACATACGTATCATTACTAAAGTGGGCTATATTCGTAGGACAAATGCCAGAAGGAAGCGAATTCCTAATGACAGGGAAAACCCTAACATCGCTAAAGAGAAACTGCTTAGGTCTCTTACAAGACCTGGTGGGAGCGAATAACTTTAGATTTTCAATAAGCCAAAAGACAGCAAAACTATTTGGGAAAACAATATGGTTAGAAGGAGCCAATGACGAAAGAGCAGAAAGTAAAATACGTGGTATGACTTTAGCAGGAGCATACATAGACGAGCTGACACAAATACCAGAGGACTTCTATAAAATGTTACTATCACGTCTATCAGTAAAGAACGCAAAGCTATACGCAACAACAAACCCAGATACACCGAATCATTGGGTAAAGCAGGACATAATAGACAACGAGGAAATAGATAAAAAGGTATGGGCATTCACCCTAGATGATAACGAGATCCTAAAGAAAGAGAACGAAGAATACTTCGAGCAGCTGAAGAAAGAATATCAATCAATGGGTGGAGTATTCTATGAACGATTCATACTAGGCCTATGGGTACTAGCAGAAGGATTAATATATAAGCAATACGTAAACAATAAAGAACTATTCATAAGAGAAGCAGCTGTGAACGAAGATGGGTCCAGAAAAGACTTCATGATAATATCAATAGGAGTAGACTACGGAGCTACAGAAGGCGAAACAGAACTAAAGGCCACAGGAATAACTCCATACTTCAAAGAGGCCTGGACTATAGACGAAGAAAAGATACACGGACTATATACTCCACAGCAATTTTACGAAACGTTCGAAATGTTTTATAATAGAGTGGTAAGAGATTACGGAAAAGTGACACACGCATTCGCAGACTACGGAGCATTAGGCCAGGTGCTAACATTTGGACTAAACAAATATCTCCAGGAACACCGAGTTCCAATAAAGGTAGATGACTGTATCAAAGGAAAAATCATCGACAGAATCTACATGGATCAAATGCTATTCGCCCAGGGCAGAAGGTTTATCCTGAAGAAGTGCAAATACCTACAGGAAGCATACCAACAAGCCGTATGGGATGAGAAGCACGAAGATGAACGTCTAGACGATGGAACTACTCCAATAGATGACCTAGACGCAAGTGAATACTCAATGTTCCCATTCTACGATAAGCTGATGTCAGCAGGACAATACATAGGAGGATAAAAAGAGATGAAAACAGAAATAGAATTTCTAACACAACAATACGGATACAATCCAACGATAAAGGACAACATACAAACCTATATCGACCAATGGAAATCGTGGTACCAGGGTAACGTACGATCATTCCATAATTACTTCATATACAACGGAAAAAGAAAAGTAAAACAAACCAGATATACCATGAATATGGCAAAGGAGATAAGCGAGGATTGGTCAGACATACTATGGAGCGAGAAATGCAAGATAAGTCTAAAGAAAGAGAAAGACCAGGACAAATTTGAAGAACTAATAGATAAACTAGATCTATATTCATTAATAAATCAATCAATAGAGAAATCAGGAGCATTAGGAACATGTGCAGCTGTAGTAAGCGTATACGATATAATGACAAACGAGGACAGGACATACCTAGACGTAACCAAAGCCAAGACCAGAGTAGATATCGTAGACGTAGACAACATATATCCATTAAGCTGGGATAACAAAGAAGTAACAGAATGTGCATTTGGAAGCGTAAAATACAAAGGTGGAGAAAAATACATAATTCTATCAATTCATAAGAAGGATGAAAACACAGGGAACTACAAAATCCTAAACCACCTATTTAAAGAAACCAATGGAGTACTAACAGAAATAGAAGATCCAAAAACCATGAAGGAATTTGATACGAAATCAGATAAGAAATGGTTTGCAATTTTCAAACCAATGCTAACAAATAACCTATTTGAAAACAGTCCATTTGGAATCAGCCACTATGCTAATGCAATAGACAACCTAAAAGCAGTAGACATATGCTTTGATGCAATAAAGAACGAGATAAATGATGGACGAAGAAGAACATTCGTAAGAGCTGATATGTTTAACTACGATGACGGACAACAAAGATTAGTCTTCGATCCTAACGATACAACCGTATATCAAATACCAACAGGAGCAACTAAAGATGACTTGATCCAAAGCGACAGTGATGACTTAAGAACAGGTCAACAAATACCAACTCTAAACACATGCCTAAACATCTTAGGCGATAAGGTAGGATTTGGAGAGAATCATTATCACTTTGATGGAACTAACCTATCTACAGCAACAGCAGTAATAAGTTCCAACAGCAAACTATTCAGACGTAAGAAGAAGCTAGAGATAGGATACGAAAGCTCAATCTGGGATCTAGTAACAGCAATATGCTACGCATCAAGTAAATTCGGTCAATACAACATAAACACCGAGGATATGGTAATTCAATTCGATGACTCAATAATCGAAGATAAAGAAGCAGAAGCTAATAGAGCAATGAGGGAAATCTCAGCAGGAGTATTAAGTAAACAAGAATACCGAGAAAAGATATTTGGAGAAACACCAGAAATAGCTGAGAAGAAGATAGAAGAAATCCAGGAAAGCGATCCCACAATAGATGACTTACTAGGAACACGTGGAGAAGATACAGAAGAAGAAGCAGAAGAAAAAGAGGACGAAGAAGAAAAGGAAAAATCCGAAGAAGATAAAAAAGAAAAAGACGAGGATAAAGACAAGAAAGACAAGAAAGAAAAAAAGTAGGTGACTAACCTATGTTAAGCGATGAAGCAATAGAGAGAGTAAACGAGAGAATCGTAAGAAGGATAGAGAAAGCCAACCTCGAAGTAATAAAAACAATAGCTGATAACGTAGGAAAGCTGCGATCACTAACACCAACGGAAGCACACAAACTAGTGCAAACAATGAGATACGGATCAGACTACGATAAGATACTAAAAGAGATAAGTAAAGTATCAAAGGTAAACAAGAAAGAAATAGAAAAGATATTCGAGGAAGTAGCCAAGAACGATTATAAATTCGCCAAGAAATTTTACGAGTACAGAAAAAAGAAATATGTACCATATGATCGTACTCCATTAAAGAGAATCGTAGACGGCGTAGCCAAGATGACAAATGACGAATACGATAACTTAACCAGGACGATAGCATTCAGGAGAACAGTAAGAGGGAAAGTACAATACGAACCAATAGGAAAGACGTACCATAGAATCTTAGACGAAGCAGTAATGAACCTAGGACCAGGACAAGATACTTTCGATACAGTAATGAGAAGAACTCTAAAGGAACTAACCGATAGTGGAATCAGAACCGTATCCTACGAAAGTGGTAGATCCTTAAGAATAGACAGTGCAGTAAGAATGCAATTAAGAACAGCTCAAAGAACTCTTCATAACGAGATCCAGGAGCAAATAGGAAAAGAGATAGATGCTGACGGAGTACGAATATCCGTACATGCAGCACCAGCACCAGATCATGAAGAAGTACAGGGTCACGAATTCAGTACAGTAAAACCAGAAAACGATGATACAGCAAAGAGCGAGTGGGAGAAGCTGCAAGAAGAAGGAATCGCCACCGATGTAAACGGACAGGAAATAGATATCCATAGGACATTAAAAGACGGCACCGTTACAGGCGATTACAGGCCTATCTCCACGATGAACTGCTACCATGTAATAGAAAGTATCGTGATAGGAGTAAACAAGCCCAGATACAGCCAAGAACAGCTCGACAAGATCATCAAAGACAACCACAAAGGATTCAAGTACGAAGGACAAAAGTATACTCTATACGAAGGAACACAAAGACAAAGACAAATGGAAATAGAAATCAGGAGATTAAAAGACGAGCAAATAGCAGCTAGTAGATCCAAAAACCAAGACGGATGGATAGAAGCAGTAGAATCCGAGATTAATACCATGACCAGAAAGTACGTGGACTTCAGTAGAGCAGGGAACCTACCAACCAAGATGGAAAGACTAGAAGTACCAGGATATAAGGAGTATAAGACAAATCGGTAAGACAAATACCAATGAAAAGCAGCTGTCGATTCAAATGTCGGCACTTGTATGATCAGAAAAAAGCCCCCAGGAGCCAGAAATGGCTCTTTTTATATTATTAGTCTTTATATTATAAGAAAATACTTAGAAATAATGCTGGACTTATTCATAATATTATGATATAATCATAGTCGTAAGGAGGAAGATATGAAAGAATTACAAAACAAATACAACGAGCTAGAAACACAAAGATGCAACTTGATAGAAACAGAGGGTAACCTAAAACATGAAATATGGTTACTAAGTCAACAAGACAAAGACACAAACGAAGCAGAAGAAGGATACTATGCAACAAAAAGGATGATCAAAGAAATATACGAGAAACAAAGAATACTAGAAAAGGCAATGATTATCATGGAAGGTGGAGAAATAGAATAATGAAATGCTGCATATGTGGAAAGAGCATAAAGGGATACGGAAATAATCCCTGGCCAGTAAGCAAGAATCCAAAGGACAAATGCTGCGACAGCTGCAACAACGTAGTAATAGCTGAACGAACGAAGGAAGCAACATTCGAAAGAGCAGCTATACTACTACAAGAATTCGACTACCAAAAGAACGGCAGGGAAAACACCAGGGAATTCCTAAAATACATGTTAAAGGAGTGGTTATAATGAAATTAGTAAAGAGCTACTACTACGGAAAAGACGGAGAAAGAAAAGTAAACACATACCTGATCAACATTCCGAAAGCAATAGTAGAGAAAGCCCACCTACAGGACAAACAATTAACAGTCACAGAAAAGGACGGCAAAATTATAATAGAAAAGAGCGAGTAACATCGCTCCTTTGATTTGCAATAAAACAAGAACCGTGTTACAATCAATTTAGAAGGAATAAAGACTATGGTAGAAACAATAATTAAAACAGCAATAAGCGTAATAGTAAGTGGAGCATTAGGATTTTGCATAAGTAAAATCAAAGACTACAAAAAGAAACTAAAAGACAAAGACCAGGAGAAAGACCTACTAAAAGAAGCAATGATGACAATGCTCCAGGGAACACTAACAAACACCTACTACGTGTACGAAGAAATAGGAAAGATACCAGACTACATATACAGGAATTGGTTGAATTCTCTAGCGATATACGAGAAGCTAGGAGGAGATGATTACATCCACGTACTAGCCGAGAAGATGAAGCACTGGAACTTCGAAAAGACTGACATACTAAAGTGAGTCTTTTTTATTTGCAATTAAACCAGGAATAGAATATAATAACCAACTTGAAAAAAGGAGGCAATATGAAAAAACCACACTACTACTTCGACATGTCAGAAGAAACGTACGAATTCATAATTAAAAAGGGGATCCTAAAAGAAAGCAAAAAAGAAAAGACAATACTAGACCTATGCATACAGGGAGAACCACTAAAATCAATAATGATAAAAACAGGGTATTCACTACGCACGATCAACACCAGAAAGAAGGAAATATACAATAAAATAAGCAAATATTTTAATTAGCCAGGAATTGCGTTTAATTTCGCTTATCTGCAAATCATTGCACTATCATTGCATTCCAACCAAAAATCAATACGATATTATAGGTGTCGAATGAGGGACAAAATGATAGAAAAACTACGAGTAAAAGCAATATACGATGACTTCATAAAGAACGTATCATTAACCGAAGAACAAATAAAAATACTGGACATGCTAATCAGAAAAGAAACCATAGTAAAAATAGCTATGGAAATAGGAGCAAGCCAGAGGACCATAGGCTACGAGATCCGTAAGATAAAAAACCTATACAACGATTACTACAACCTGCAACTATCTAAAATGCTGCTGCTAATTAGTTAGTTGCTTTTATTTTGCAAACCAGCCCAGGAGATCCATCATAAACTAAAGATGGAAGGAGATAAGACGTAAATGTTATTTTAAAACAATAATTACTACGTGGTTATCTCCTTTTTTGATAGGAGGAAAACATGTATAACAACCCATACATAAACGCATATAGTCCACAACAAAGTATAGACAGAATCAACAACCAGATAGCAGAACTAGAGAAGATGAGATCACAAATGCAACAACCGATGACACAACCAACAAATTTAACTCAGAACTTCCAACTAGCACCAACAAACAGAGAAGCAATGCGATACGCAAACTCAATGGAAGAAGTACAGAGAGAAATGATAGCAGGAGATACACCATACTTCAGTAAAGACATGAGTATCGTATGGATTAAAAAAACCAACGGAGAGATAAAAACATACGAACTGAAGGAAATAGTCGCCAAAGACGAAAAAGACGTGCAGATAGCGTTTTTGAGGGCTAAAATCGAAGAATTAGAGGAGGGTATGAAGAAATATGATCAACATGATGCAAATGATGATGAATCAGCTGAAGATGAGAAACCCAGAAGCGTTCAAACAGTTTCAAAATCTCCAAAAAAATCAAAATAACCCCCAGGAATTTCTGAATCAAATAATCAGCAGACATTCACCAGAACAAATAAACCAATTCAGACAATACCTAGGAGGCTTCGGCTTTACTGACGATCAGCTAAACAAATACGGTATTAAGACAAAACAGTCTTGATATAAAAAGAAAGAAAGGAGGACTTATGAATAACGGAATTCAACCAACTGTTGAACTAGCAACAAACAACGGCAATGGATTTTATCCATACCCAGTAATGTACGGAAACAACGGTGGATTTGGTGGAAACGGCTTCTTCGGTGGGGACGGAATCTGGGCAATCATTTTACTAGCACTACTATTCGGCTGGGGAAATAATGGTAACGGCAATGGCTTCTTTGGCAACAACGGATTTGACAACGGATATGCTTGGTTATCAAATGGCCAAAAAGACATCATGAACCAAACAAGCGATGGATTCAATACTCTACACCTAAGCAATCAAATAGAAGGCGTAAGAGATGGAATAAACGGAATCTCAAACCAATTATGTAACTGCTGTGCAGACATAAACGGAAACATCGCCAACGGCTTCTATACATCAGAAGTAGCAGCCTGCAACAGACAAATAGCAGGAATGAACCAAGACTTCACAAATCAACTAGCTACACTACAAGCGTTCAATAACTTAGGAACACAACTAGCAAGCTGTTGCTGCGAGAACAGATTAGGAATCGCTAACCTAAACAGTACGATCCTATCAGAAAACTGTGCTGACAGAGCAGCATTAAGCGATGGCGTACGTGACATTATCACAAACCAAACAGCTAACACCCAAAGAATCCTAGACCAATTATGCAACGATAAGATAGACGCTAAGAACGAAAAGATTACAGACTTACAACGTGAATTGTTAATGAAAGATTTACAAGCAAGTCAAATTCAACAAACAGCTACATTAAGACTAGGCCAAGAAGCAGAAGTAGACGCACTATACAATCGTCTAAACAACTGCCCAGTTCCAACAACCCCTGTTTTTGGTCGCACACCTATCTTTACATGTAACGGAAATAACGGATGTGGATGCAACGGAAACTTCTACGGATACGGAACAAACTTAATTTAAAAGCAAAACAATAAGACCTGATACCAGGAACTTGCTAAACCAGGAGATAGACAAGTTCTATCTCTTTTAATTTAAAAGAAAGGAGAAAAAACATGATACAAGCATTACAAATAACACCAGAGATACTAACAAGCAACATAGACAACATAAACTTTGATACAGTAGATCTAAGAACCAGGACAGCCAATTGCTGTGGATGGCTACAATACATGCCAGGAGGAAGCGACTTCACCATAATAGGAGGAGGAACATTCAAGATAAGTTTTAATGCAAACGTTACAGCTGCAGAAGCAGGACAAGTAGCACTAGCATTAAAAACAGCTACAGGAACGGACGTAGAAGGAACAGAAATGGACGCAGAAATAACAACTCCAGATACATACACAAACATATCATTCACGAAGATGATAAGAGTATGCCCAAGAGTAAACACTACGATCGCCGTAGGCTCACTAGCAGCTGTAGGTTCAGTAACCCCAGCAGTAGCAACAGTAGCCCCAACGATAAAAGACGCAAATCTAATTATCGAAAAGGTAGCATGAATAACCCAATAGACATAACGTCACTAATACTACAAGTGATAAGTCTAGACATACTACTAAAAGACTATAACAATGCTGACCTGATGAATGAACTGCAGAATCAAGACAGAAACTATTTCGAAAAAATAATAAAACAAAACAATGAAATAATAAAGATCCTAAAAGAAGGGAGGGAAGCAAATGGAAAACAAAGTCATTAAAAAGATGGAAGAAAGCATAGGCAAAATAATGGACGAAGGATTAAACACAAATAACTTAGATACACTATATAAATTATCAAAAATAAAACACATGGCAAAGGAGGATGAAAAAATGAATTATGGAGGAAACTATGGAAATTATGGAAATTATGGAAACTACAACGGAAGGAACCCAGGATATGACAGTTATGGAAATTATGGAGAAGGCAATTATGGAAGATACAACGAAGGATCATACGGTAGACGTGGTAGAGATATGCGATACAGAGGACACGAACATTTAGACAGAATGTATGACAACTACGGTCGCTATGAAGAAGGACGAGAAAGATACGGAGCGAATGAAGATACCAAGAAGTCATTGGAATACATGTTAAGAAGCATGGAAGATTTCGCACGTATGTTAAAAGAAGAAGCAACCAGCCAAGATGAAGTAATGATGATCAAACAAACAGCACAAAGAATAGCTAACATGTAGTATGTATAAATTTCATAATAATAACGCACTAGGCCTGTTCGAAAACGATTGCACGGTAAGAGCTATAGCAACAGCAACAGGAAACAGCTGGGACGATACATACGAACACTTAAGCAACATTGCTAGAATCAGAGGCACAATGATGGATGACAAAGACTTCATAAGAGAATACCTAGACGAAAGATACATTTGGATTAGATCCATACCAGAAACAGTAGGCGAAGTAGCAGGAGCTTATCCTGATAACATATTATTGATAACGATGAACGGCCATATAACGTGTTCGAAGTACGGAATCATTTATGACAGCTTTGACTGCCGAGAAAGACTAGCAGAGTTCTGCTGGATAGTGAAATAGAAGTAGATTTTACATACTTCTATTTTTTTGATACAATAAAGAAGTAGGAGTATTAATGAAAATAGCTGTTGATAAAAACTCGCTAAGTGCAGTAAAGAGCGAGAACGAATACATTTATTTATTCGATAATGAAAAACTAGAAGAACTGCCACAGATGCACTGCTTGAATTATAAGTATTGTGAATACGTAGATATAAACCTGACCAGGTTTGATATCGATTGTATAAAGAGATCCAACATAGACGAAGAAGGATACGATCAACTACCAGATAAAGACAACTATAGATATGCAATAATAATTCCCAACTACAACAACGATCATGGAAATTACTATAACAAAACATACTTAAGAAAGTGCATAGAAAGTGTATTAGAGCAAACATATAAGGATTTTGATTTGATAATAGTAGATGATATGTCGACAGACAGCTCACAAGAAACGATAAAAGAATACCAAGAACAAGATTCAAGAATCCACTTTATTCAAAACATTAGAAAACGATATAATGGTGGATCTAGAAATGTAGGAATAGAATACGCTCTAAACAATTTACAATTCGATTACTTTTGCTTTCTAGACAGCGATGATTGGTGGAAAGATAAAAACGTACTCGAGCTGATAAACAACAGGTTATACAACCATGAGATGATGACACTAGGATGCGAAATGTTAAGCAAGCGAGGAATAACATACACTAGCAAGAATGAAGCAAAATGCTATGAGGACTTATGGTCTCTAAACAACAATCTATGGTGTACAGCATGGGCAAGAGTAATAAGGAAGGACAAGATAGCATACTTCTGCGAGGACACCTTAATGGAAGATAGAGTATGGACTTACAAAGTAGCTGATAACCTAAACTTTGAAAACGTGATTAACTTAAGAACCACAGTATACGTATGGAATAGGATGAATACGTCAAACAGCGTATCATTAGCCAGAGGGAACTATTGGGATGCATCAGCATACTGCCATATAGGACACCAATTACAAATGTTAGATACAATAAAACATAAAACGATGTTACCAATAATTCAGCAGCGAGTAGATGAATGCAAAAGAAGAATAGACAAAGGAATCTATCAACAGTACTAAGGAGAAGCAATGAAATACATAATAATGTGTGGAGGCGATTATGATCGATTTAAATTACCAAAACACTTACAAAAAGTAAATGGAGAAGTTATAGTAGAAAGAACTATACGATTGCTGAAGGAGAACGGAATCACAGACATATCAATTAGCACTAACAACCCAGCATTTGATTACCTGGATGTACCAAAGCTAAGACATAACAATCCATATGTCTACAGACAAGACGGAACAGAAGGATATTGGGTAGATGCATTTTATCCAACAAAAGAACCAACCTGCTATATATTTGGAGATGTTTACTTTAGCGAAGCTGCAATAGAAAAAATAATTAAAACATCAACAAAGGATATAGAACTATTTGGATCAACTCCACCATTTGCAAAAAACTACTGCAAGAGCTGGGTAGAACCATTTGCACTAAAAGTAGTTAATACGAAACATTTAAAAGAAGCGATAGAAGAAACAAAAGAACTAGCAAGACAGGGTAAAACCTGGAGAAAGAATCCAATCATGTGGGAATTATGGACAGTAATAAAAAACGAACCATTACAAACAGAAGCAGGAAAATACAAATACAATTACACAGCCATAAATGATTACACCACAGACGTGGACGATCAGAAAGATATAAATCAAATAGAAAACTTTATTAAAATAGGAGGAGAAGAAATGATTAAAGTTGAAGTGGTAGAAGAATTCACATTAGGCGATTTTTATAAAGTCAAAGAAACCCTAAAAAGAAAAGCTAAAGAGAAAGAGGGAAAACTATTCGTAGGCGATACATTTGAATGCGATGAAAACCTATTAAGATATCTAACAGGAGGAAATCCATACGGAAAAGCATTTGTGAAGGTAATAGAAGTTATACCAGAACTAGAAGAACCAGTAGAAAGAATAGGATATGCACGAGTTGTGGAAAATGTTGAGGAAAAAGTAAAAGAAAAATCAGGTTTTTCAAAAATAGTAAAACCAAGTCTAAAAGTAACTAAACGTGATCCAGAAGTAAAACGTGGGAGAAAAAGAAAATAATAGATATCAAAAAGATATCGTGATATAATTAGAATGAGGAGGAAAAGATGGCAAAAGGAACATATACATACGAATATAATGACGAACACGGAAATTACACAATTCGTAAATTTGTAGGCACAAATATTGCGTACAAGATATACGATACATACGATGGAGAAAAGGACTCTCCAGAAAAAGCTATGCGAAGAAGCGTAGAAGAAAGAAAAGCCCAGGGGAAAGACGTAAGTTTCCTAGAAAAAAGACTAAAAGACAAACCAGAAGCAAAGGAAACAAGCGAGAAAGAGGATAACGGGGAACCAAAGCTAGAATACGAAACAAACTTTCATCTAGAAGCTCCAGTAAACGACTTCGAAGCAGCTCAAGCGTATTTATCAGATGATGATATGACACAATACATACCTGATGAACTAAAAGACGTAGTCAAAGACGTAAAATGGGAACTAGACGATGAAGAATCAGGACACATATCATTCAAGACAACAAGAGAACTAACAGCAGAAGAATCAAAAAAGATGTCAGACTGGATAGACGGACAAAACAGCGATGGACTAGGAGAAGGCTTTGAGCAACAAGACTTTGCAATAAGTTATTACGATCCATATTCAGGAGATGGACCATATACATATGACGAATACCAAAGAGAAATAGAAAATAGATTTGATAATCTAGATCCAAGCGAATACAGTGATTATTTAAATGATGAAGCTGTAGAAGAAGGAATGAAGTCATACTTTGAAGAAATGGGTAAAGACTATACTGAAGCAACCGATGAAGAATTTGAAGAAGCCAGAGATGCAGTATTAAGCAACCCAGAAGATTACCTAGATTGGCAAGATATAGATACAGCTAAAAACGATTACATGCGTGACAACGAAGATTTACAAGAGGATCACTGGTTTAACATGTCATCAATGAAAGGCAACAAAGGAGTAGGACAAGAGCAAAACGAATTTAAAGTAAGCGAGTTAGAATCTAAAACAAATGATGAATTATGGATAAAGCAAGAAGATGGTTCATTTGTAGCAAACATGGATGCTCAAAAAAAGGACTATGAAGAAAGACACAAAAGATACGATGAAAAGATAGCACAATTAGCTGAAGATAGAAACAAGATGTCTAATAGCGATTGGGAAGGTCAAGTAATGGCATATGCACAACAAAATGCTGATGGTACATATAATACAACGGAACAAATTATTGATGACGTAAACGCATATGAAGAAACTAAAAATAGAATCCACGGACCAGATAGCCCAGAAATAAAAGCAGCTAACGAAAGGATAGATAAAGAATTCCATACAGCTGAAAAGAACGCAATGTACGAGCAAGATAAAGAATTAAGCAAAACGATAAACGAACCAGGATTCGAAGATAGCCTAGTGGAACGTTATAAAAACGATCCAGAATTCAGAGAAATGATGGATACATTAACAGGAGGCCCTCAAGAAGGTTCAAGACTAGCTGAAGTAAGAAAAGAACTAGAAGCACAAACAAATGCAACTACAAAAACAAGCGACATAGCAAGAGAGTTCTTGAACCCAGATAACGAATACACAGATGCATGGTTACAACAACAAGCTGAAGAAAACGGAATAGAAATAGCAGACCTTGACCGAGAGATAGGTAGACAAATGCGAGAAGGTGGAATGTCATATGGCCAAAGAAAGAGAGAATCAGCTAATTCAGCAGAAAGAGCTCAAAGAATCATAGACAACGATGAATGGTATGATGTAACAGTAGATCAAAACGGTACAAAAGCTACACTAAAAGACGAATTAACAGGAAAGACAATTGAATTAGATCCATACGACTCAGATGATGTAATAAAAAGCAAAATTAAAGAATTAAGACCAGCAAGAAACGTTCAACCAATACCATTTGAAAATACTGACGATGGATATTACTTCTTTGAAGATCATCCAGATGCTACTGATGAAGATTTTAGAAAAGCAAAAGAAGAATACAATAAACGAACAGGATACGAAGAAGAATTAAACAATTGGTATAAACGAGAATATGGAAAAACCGTTGATGAAATTGAAGCAGAAAGACAAGAAACATATAATAGACAAGCTGATGCATTAAAAGAAGCATTTCCTAATTCATCAAAAGAAGAATTAACAAATAAAGTATATGATTATCACAAAGATGATTTAGGCAGGACAGTAGATAACTTCGTAAAAAACAATCCAAGATGGGAAGAAGGCATCTACGATGAAACAGAAGCAGAAGAAATGTTTGAAAAGGCTGGTTCAAGAACCTGGGATGTAGTATACGATAGACAATACGAAAAAGGTCATAATACAAGCTCAAGTATTCAAGATAGATACGGATTAAAAGATAAGAGAAACGAAATGACTGTATATGAATACGAAAACGGAGAAATAGACCAGGAAGAACTAACAGATTTATTAACAAGAGGGAACGAGAATAAAGAAACAATTGATAGAGTTATCAGCCAAAACAAAAAAACAACCAACGAAACAATGAATAACTCTATACGTGAAACTGTATCAAACAAAAATGCTAGGAAAAACTTTAAATCCGATTACGAATATAAGACTGCAAAAAACGAACCAGAATGGACCAAAGCAAACAAAAAATCATTAGAAGAAAACTTCAAAAAAGATACTGGATTAGATCCATATTTCAAAGATGGTAGAGAAAAAATAATATTCCAAGATTATCAAACATGGAGTTATGGAAAACATGCAAATGATACAAATCAAAGAAGCAAAGGAATAAAGACAATAGCCAAAGAATATTACGGAGCAGGCTGGAACAATTTAAGTGCTAATCAAAAACAACAATGGATAGACAGAAACGAAAGTTGGTTAAGATCAGCTATAGAAAAAGCGAGAAAGAAGTAGTGCCATTTGACACTACTTTTATTTTCGATTATAATTAAGGTAGAGTTCGAGAGAACCAGTATCAATTCACACGTGTTCGTGACACGTAAAAGCAACGATAGGAGGAGATATTAATTATGCGTGAATTTTTAAAAGGGTTAGGGTTTGACAGTGTGACTGTGAATAAAATAATGAGAGAGTACGGTAAGAATGTGACTAAGTACCGAGATGAAATTAAAGAGTACAAAACAAAGGTCGATTCCTACGAAACTGACATTAAGAAGCTAAACAGCCAAGCAAAGTCAGACACGAAAGCACTTGAAGAAATTCAAACATTAAAAAACGAAAACCAAGACTTACACGCTCAGTTGCAAATGAACGATCATAACGTAAAGAAAGAGTTTTCGAAATTCGTAAAGAACGAAGTTTTATCAATGGTTGATGATAAGACGGACTTCGAAACAGCACTAAACAATTACCAGAACGAGAATCCACAATACTTTGGTAAAGAGGAGCAAGTGGTAATTAAAACAGAATCATCACCTACATTAGTGGGTGGCCATCAACCAATAACATCTAATAATATCATGAACGATATTATTAGAAATTCAGTAAATAATTAAAAAGAAAAGGAGAAATAAACTATGCCATCACCAACAGGCATCACAAAGACAGAAGCAGGTGCATTACTTGAAGAACAAGTAGTAAAAGAAATATTTGATGGTGCTCAAAAAGAATCAAAAGCATTATCATTATTCCGTAGACTACCTAACATGTCTAGTGATAAAACTAAACTAAGAGTAAGCGATGCTCTACCAGTAGCTTACTTCGTAGACGAAACTACAAACAATGGTAGAAAAAATATTACAAAATCAGCATGGAAGAACGTATACTTAACAGCTGAAGAAATTGCAGTAATTATTCCAATTAAAGAAAACTTACTAAAAGACGTAAGTGTAGATTTATGGAGTGAAATTAAACCACAATTAATTACTGAAATTGCAAGAACTATTGATGCAGCAATCTTCCGTGGAGAAGGAGCTCCAACATCATGGGGAGCAGGAATTATTCCACAAATTATTACTAAAGGTAAATCAGTAACAGAAACAGGAAATCTATACAGCGACATTAATGATACAATGACAGCCGTAGAAGAAAGTGGCTATAACGTAACAGCATTACTTGGAGGAGTAGGTCTAAAAGGCAAATTCCGTATGATGACTGATACAACAGGCCAACCATTAAATACAACTGAAATTGGATCATTAAGACGTGAATACCTAGACAATGGAGCATGGGATAAAGACGAAGCTACATTAATTGCAGGCGACTTCAGCCAAGCAGTATATGCAATTCGTCAAGACGTAGATTACAAGATCCTAACAGAAGCAATTATTCAAGATCCAAGCGATGGTTCAATTCTATACAACCTCGCACAAGAGGATATGGTTGCTTTACGTGTAACTTTCAGAATGGGATACGCTATTCCTAATCCTGTAAATACGTTAGATCAAACATCTACAAGATATCCATTTGCAGCATTAGTACCAGGAAACACACCAAGTCTATAAAAAAATTAAGGAGGGCGTTATATGTTTGAAGGACAATACTTAACCTATGCAGAATATACAAGTTTAGGTGGAACACTAGAACAAACGCCTTTTAACTTATTAGAATATGAAGCAAGAAAACAAATCGACTTAAGAACTCAAAACAGATTAGTCGGTGTAGAAGAAATACCGAAGCAGGTAAAACTATGTGACTTTCATCTGATCGCAAAAATAGAAAGCTATGCAGAAGCAGCAAGTAAAGCTAACTCGAGTGTAGAAAACGAATCAATAGACGGATACAGTATCAAATACATAACAGCAACACAAATGGAAGGACTTATAAGTTCAAAGAATACCGAATTCCAGGATATCATGATGCATGATTTATATGGAGTAATCGTAAACGGAGAACACATAATCTATAACGGTGCTTTATGATAACAAACAACAGTCTAACGATATACCACAAAGGATTTGATGAAGTAACAAGACTAGAAAAATGGATAAGATATAACTATGATAAAGTATGGTTTTTTGGTGGTAAAGGAGCAAGTACAAACGTGGGCTACGAAAATGCTAATGACGTCCAGATACGCATTCCTTATGGACAGAATGCAAACTTGGACAGTAGAAACTTCTCGATAGGTGATATCGCCGTAGCAGGTACTTTAGATACCAACATAGAAACTCAGCAAGACTTAGAAAATTATATATTTTACAACATAACCAGCATAGTAGATAATACCTTTGGTTCAGAACCTCACATACACTTGAGTGGTAAATAATGAGATTAAAATTTAAGCCAACAAGTGTAATAAAAGCAAGATTAAATATTGAACCAGGAGGAAAAGTACAAAAGTTTTTAACGCACACATGCAAACTCCATATGGATGCTTACACACCATTTAGAGAAGGAGATTTAGCATACAACCATGTCGAAGAAGGAGTAGACTATATACACTACTATTCTCCATATGCACACTATATGTACGAAGGTAAAGTTATGGGACCAACATTTCCAATATTTAGAAACGGAATCCTAATAGGATTTCGAAGCCCAAAAGGTAAACCAAAACATTACACAGGGAAAGACATTACATACATAAAGAGTGCAGGACATGAATATGCAGGACCTCATTGGGATCAAAGAATGTGGACAGCTGAAAAAGACCAGGTACTTAAAGAGGTTCAAGATTACATGAATAGAGGTGCAAAATGAATTACAGGATATCAAAATTAAGAGAATATTTGTTTGAAATCATTGATACTCTTACTAAAACAAACAAATCGAAGATCAACGTAAATATGCTTAGTAAAGATATAAACAATTATTCATTGGACAAGATACCAACATCAAAAGACTTAGAAAATTGGATATGTGGTGGTGGAATCAGACGAGATGTATATAGTTTCCGAAGCAGAAAGCCATATAGTCAAGACACCATAAATAATCTAAAAAACATAGGGTTCTTTGAAGAATTTGAAAACATAATAAAAACTAATAATGAAGAAGGCATATTACCTAATATACCAGGAATAGAGTCAATAGAATGTTTGAATCCAGGAACATTAAATAATGCAACAACGAATGATGCTGAATTCGACATACAAATACAAATAACCTATCACGGCGATGATAGGAACGAAATAGCAAGTTTATAAGAAGGAGGAATATATGATACCTGATAACATAGAGAAAGTAAAAAGAAGTCAGTTCTTAACTTTCCTAGATACTACACCTGCAAGTCTAACACCTACGTGGAAAGTCTTAGGTATAGGAATTACTGATTATTCAATAGATTTTAATCCACAGGTTGATACAGAAAAGTGGATCATAGAAGATAACGCACGTAACGATCATACAGCCAATGAAAAGCAATCTAGTGTAAGTCAAAAGATCTACAAGAACGATCCATGTTTTGAATTTGTATACGGTGGATTAGATGAATTAAACTACAAGTCACATGTATTAGATATCGATAGATGGAACGGAAATGGCTCTTCATATCCAGCAAAAATGAACGATGTAATTATTACAGTAAATACATGGATGGGAGAAGAAGCAACCGTAGAATACGATTTATACTATGACGGAGATGCAAAAGTAGGAACAGTAACATTTGATGAAAATGGCGTTCCAACATTTGTAGAAAACGCAAGTTTATAAAAGTCTATAAGGGCGAGGCGAGTAAACGCCTTGCTCTTTTTTAAATAAAGAAGGAGAAAGAAATGGAAGAAAACATAATTACTTTATCCAAAAAGGATCTAATAAGATTGAGGATAAAAACCGATGATGGTAAAGATACAGGAGAATATCTTGAATTCGACTTAGAAGATATAGAGCTACCTTTACGTTATCAAGAACTACTAGAAAAGGACAAAAAGAATAAGGATTGGTTGCAAAAGGAATTTATCATAATAGATAAAAGACAGGACGTAAAAGGAAAGAAACTTTTAACCAAGAATCAAGAAGATAAAATCAAAGCACTCAACAAGTTCTTTGAAGAAGAAGTAGAAATATACAATATGTTTTTAGGACCAGATGGAGTAAAAAAATTATTAAATGGTCGAAAGCTAGGATGGACAACATTACAAGAAATAGACGATATAATAAATACACAAATATTGCCATATGTTAAAAAAGCAGCAGAAGCAATGCAAAAGAGAATTATACAAAAATACAGCCAAGAAAATAAAGAAGTGATGCAATAATGGACTATCCACAATACGCAATGGTAGATGGAATTAAGTACGAAATAAACACGGACTTTAGAGTGGCCATAAGATGTCAGCAAGTAGCTGAAGATACAACCATAGATGACTACGAAAGACCACTAGCAATAATCTATTTACTATTTGGAGAAAAAGGATTAAACAGCGATCACAAAACAGAATTGCTGAACCAGGGCTTAAAATATTTAACATGTGGAAAAGAATTAGAAAAAAGCGATGAAGAACCTGACATGGACTATACAGAAGATTACGATTACATAGTAGCATCTTTCATGAGCGACTTTAATATTGACTTAGACGAAACCAAGATGCATTGGTGGAAGTTCAATAAACTGATGAACGGCCTATCCAACAGCGAAATGGGTAACTGTTGCGTACTAAACAGAATCAGAAGCATAAGAAACTGCAACCTCGCAGATATCCAGGACAAAAAGGAAAGAGATAAGATAAGAGAAGCAAAAGAAAGAGTGGCACTAAAGAAATACAAAAAAGAGAATAAGCTAACAAAAGAGCAAGAAGAAAGTATGAATCGATTAGACAAGATGTTAGGTCTAGAAAAGAGGTGACAGAATGAAAACAGACGGAGATATTTTAGTAGGAGTCAAAGTCGAATCCGATGGACTAGATGATGGCCTAAAAGAGATGGAAGATAAAGTAAAGAAGAAAGATATTTTCAGTTCATTAGGAGAAGGACTAAAAAAAGTCGGATCCACAATATCATCAGTATTTACCAAAGCTACATCAAAGGTTTTTAACATAGCATTAAAGCTAGGAAAGGTATTCAGTGGACTAGGATTAACGATAGCAGGATTAAGTCTGTTGGGATTCGTAGCAGGATTTGGAATAGCCATAAACAAGAGTGAAGAACTGCAGACGAAGCTGCAACAAATCGGACAAATAATTATGAATAGTCTAGAGCAAATACTAATGGTGGTTGCTCCAGTAGTTGAGAAGATCGTAAACTTTATATACAAGATGTTCGTATACCTAGGATACGTCTTGAATGCATGGTTTGGAATAGATGCATTCGCAGCTCGAACAGACAAATCTATGAAAAGTGGTGTTAAAGGAGCAAAAGAACTACGAAAACAACTAGCAGGATTTGATGAAGTCAACGTTTTAAATAAAGACACAGGAACCAGTGGTATTGGAAATGCAGGAGGAGGTCTGGGAGCAATAGACACCAAGAGCATAGAAATACCGAAATGGGTAGATGATCTATCAAAAGCTAAAGACACAATAATAGAAATAGCAAAGTGGATAGGAATTGCATTTGCAGCGACAGAAGTAATTAAATTAGTCGATTGGATATCAAAACTAAGTGGAGGCCTAGGAATCGTAAAAGGACTATTAGAAGCAGGAAGCTGGCTATCAGCAGTCGGAGTCATCGGAGGAATAGCAATAGCCGTAATTGGTGTAATAGAAGCCGTAAAAGGACTGATAGGATGGTTACAAGATCCATCATGGGAAACTTTTAAACCTGTAATAGATGGAATAGCAACAGCATTCTTAGGTGTTGGAATTGCATTAATAGCATTAAATGCAGCAAGCCCAGTAGGATGGATTATGGCTGCGATCGGAGCAGTAGCACTATTTATAAGTGCATTAAGCGATGATGAAGTCCAAGTAATAAGTCTAAAAGACGCCCAGGATGCATTAAACAAATCTACACAAAACTACATAAATGCTCAGAATAATTACGTAAATGCATTAGATGCAGTAGAAGAATCACACAAAGCATTAATAGATGCAGAAAAGAAAAACAAATTAAGTGGAGAAGCACTATATAAAGAAGTACAAAACGGAACTACTTCATACGAGCAAATGTCTAGCAAAGAGAAGGAAGTGTATAAAGCATACCTAAAATACATAGGAGCTCAAGAAAACTTAAAACAAAAAACAACAGAAATGAATGATACTCGTAAGCAACAGCTAGAAGATAGTATCCAATTAGCAAACGCAACGTTAGCAGAAACAGGAAGTTATGAAGAACTAAGAGATGCATTAATAAATGCATATAATGAAGGAGCAATTACAGCTGAAGAAGCAGCTGGCGAGATAGCATTAGCAATGACACAAATGAGTGATAGTACCAAAAAAGCATTTGCAGAAAGTCTACCAGATCACTTAAAAGCAGGGTTATCTCAATTGCCATGGTACTTAAAACAATACGTACCAAAAGACATTAAAATTCCAATTGGACTATCAATTACCAGCAACGAATTAGATCGTATGGTAACAGTTGTGCAAAACAGATTAGCAAAAATAAAAGGTGCTAAAGGATTAATGATGTATAGTGCTAAAGGAGCAATACTAAACGTACCAAAACTAGCAGTTGGAGGAATAATCAATAGGCCTGGCCGTGGTTTGCCACTAGCAGTAGGAGGTGCGATAGGAGGCGAGCGAGGAGCTGAAGCCGTAGTCCCTTTAACAGACAGTCAACAAATGGCCTTACTTGGAGAAGCAATCGGTAAATACGTTAACATTAGAGCTGAAGTTCCAGTATATATAGGCAATAGACAAATAGCAAGAGAGATAAGAAACATAAACAAAAAAGACAGTTTCTTATATAACGGAGGTTAATCATGTTTATAGATAAAGATAGTTTACAAGTAAAAGTAGGATCAGGAAATTACGTAAACATAGGCCAATACTTAGTAGAGGTACATTATGCCTCCAACAAATTATGGGCTGACGACAGTGGCAGAAATTTAGCAGGCGTATTTTCTGGTACATTAATTGGTATTTTCCCAAAGATAATATGCCACTTTAGAAAGTTAACAAAAACTGAATTAGAAACACTAACACCTATCCTAGAAAGTAAAAGACAAACAGTAAAATACTATGATGCATATAAAAAAGCCACCGTAGAGATGGCGACATATTCAGGCGATTATGAAGTAGTTAATAAACACATAATAGACAACTCCAGAAAGAACGAAGGATTCGAAATATCATTTATTGCCGTTAGAAAGAGGACATAATGAAAACACATACAAGTACCTTTAAAGATGAAATAAAAACCTACGGCCGAGAACTAGATGACATCATTACATATGGAGTCAATACATTAACCAGCGAGGACATAAACAGCGTAAGCATTATAAATAAAACATCATTAATGCGAACAGCAATGAAGCAGCTAACAATCGACAGTAACGTATTAATACCAAAGGGAACAATAGTAAATTACCAACTAGGCCTAAAGGTAAGTGATAACGTAGTATTAGACTATCGTGATAATTATGAATACCTGGACTATGGTAACTATACGGTAGAAGAAATAGAAGAACAGAAGGACACAAATAGCTATCTAATAACATGCTACGATAAAATGATACTGACGATGGTAGACTACGAATCATTAAAAGAATACCAATACATATTAACAGAAGATGAAGTATTCATAGAAAACAAAACATACTTTGAATTTGTATACAACGAATATGAAGAATACGAAGGCGATCGTTCAGGAGATCCGAGTGCATTAGGTTTATTTGAATACGCAGACGTAACATTCCCACTAACCGTAAGGGATTACATAAAAAAGATATGCGATACTTTAGGAATAACATTTGCAAACGAAACCGACACGTTCATAAACTATGATAATGTGATCCAAAGCGAATTATACCTAGACAATGAAGGAAGAACATTAGGGTATACCTATAGAGATGTCCTAGACGAACTAGCCCAGGTAACAGGATCATTTATAATAATTAATGATGATGATGAACTAGAAATAAGATACATAAATGATACAGAAGATACAATAGACGAAGAATACTTTAAAGACACAAACGTAAACATAGGAGAAAAGTACGGACCAATAAATTCGCTAGTATTCAGCAGAAGTGCTGACAGCGACAGCATAGCTAGAACAGATCCAATAAGTATAGCTGCAAATGGTCTATGCGAAATAAAGATAAGCGACAATCAAATATTAAATGATAACAACAGGGATGATTACATAGACAACCTATTTAATTACCTGGACGGAATCTATTACTACTTAAATGATTTCGATACAACAGGAATCCTATATTACGAAGTCGGCGATCAATACAACGTATCGATAGGAGAAGATACATATCAATGCCTATTACTAAACAACGAAATAAACAGAACACAGGGCATTACAGAATCAATATATACAGAAGCACCAGATGTAACAGAAACAGACTATAAAGCCGTAAGTGACACGGATAAGACCGTAAATAAGGCATACCTGATAGTTAATAAACAAGAAGGAAGAATAGAAAGTTTAGTAAGTAAAGTTGATGACGTAAGCAAAAAAGAAGGAAATGACTATCAAGAAATAATTGATAAATTTAATGGATACATTCCAACAGAATCACTTACGACATTAGAAAATAGAGTTTCAACAATAGAAACTGATACCTATACAAGAACGGATATTCAATCAATACTAAAGGGAACATTCTATGATGAAAATAGCAATCAAATAGTAAGTGAAATAGTTAAAACAACAAGTGGAACATTTGATGAAAATGGAATGACGTACGAAAAAACAAACGCACAAACCAAGACCAGAATCAACGAAGTAGGAGTTGGAGTAAGTAAAACAGACGGAACTGATGAATACGTATTATTCGCAGGATACGTAGACGATAACAATTCACAATATAGTGACTTTAAAGGACAAACGATCGTAGCCAGCGAAAACATGTTAGTAAAACACTACTTCGTAGTAGGAAATAATTCACGTATGGAAGATTACGAAAATGGAACAGGAATGTTCTACATAGGAGGATAATATGGCAACTATAACAGCAAACGGAAGTAAAGGTCATCATAAGTTTACATTAGAAGTAACTGAAAGTAATTATAGTGTAAATAATAACACAAGTGATGTAAGTTTTACTTTTAAAATAGCACCAATTCAAAGTGGTTATAATTGGAGTGGTTGGGGAAGTTATATTTCTTATACTATAACAATAGATGGCACTAATTACACGGGAACAATTGGAAGTTATAATGGAAGTTCAACAGTAACATTAAAAAGTGATAGTAAAACAGGAATATTACATAATAATGACGGAGCAAAAACAATTGATTTTAGTTTTAGTGTAACCGATACTTCAGGACAAACATATACATGTGGAAATGCTAGTAAAAGTGGAACATTAACATTAACAACAATACCTCGAGCAAGTAATATAGGTGTTGCAGATGCAAATATAGGAAGTTCAACAAATATTACTATTAATAAGGCAAGTAGTGGATTTACAACTACTCTATGGTATAAAGCACAAGGACAAAATAGTTGGACTAAAATAGTAGATAAAACAGCATTACAAGTTTATGCGTGGACCGTGCCTACCTCGTTTTATTCGATAATACCTAGTGCAAAAACAATGACGTGTCAATTTTATGCAGATACTTATAATGGGAATACATTAGTAGGAAGTTCTTCAACAGTAACGGCAACATTTACTGCAACAGGAAATCCAACAATAAGTAGCATAGTAGCGAAAGATATAAATGCAACAACTATTGCATTAACAGGTAACGACGAAACAATGGTTAAATATGCAAGTAATGTTCGTGTAACTGTAACTGCAAGTGGACAAAATAGTGCAACTATAAGTTCAATTAAAATTAATAATGTAACAGCAACAGGAGGAGTAGTAACATTTAACGGAGCAACAACAAATACATATCAAGTTGTAGTCACGGATAGTAGAGGTTATACAACAAGCCAAACAATAACAATGCTTGGTGCTAATTATATACCATTAACAATTAATCAAACAATATCAAGAAATCAACCTACGGATAATAAAATAAATATTACAGCAAGTGGTAATTACTATCCAGGCACGTTTGGTGCGACACTTAACTCATTAACAGTAGAATATAGATATAAAGAAAGAAGTTCAGCAACATGGGAAAACTGGACTAATTTAGTGGTAACTATAAGTGGGAATACTTATAGTGGAAATACACAATTAAGTAACATGGATTATACAAAAATCTATGACTTTGAAATTAGGGCATTAGATAAAGTTTATCCTAATGGAGAAAAAACAATAACAGGTATAACAGTGTCAAAAGGAACACCTGTATTCAATTGGGACGATGACGAATTTAATGTGAATGTTGCTTCAAATTTAAAAGATACAAATATTAATGGAAACAATACTATTAGTGGAACATTAACATTAGACGGAACAACTATGAATAATTACTTATGTAAAGTAAAAACAAATGTAGATTTAAACACTTTTACGACACCTGGAATGTATTATTTTACAACAGGTTGTTCTAATGTTCCTGCGGGATATGTATTTGTAATAGTAATGGGAGACGGAACGGACGTAGTCCAATTAGCATATAGAATTGGAAAAGAACAATCTTATTATAGAAAAAAAACAGGTGGAACATGGAGCAGTTGGTCGGCAAGTATGTATTCTAGTTATTTAGGAAATAATCCTGACATTAACTCTTTGAAAGAAGTTAGTGGTGTATATGGAATATATGGTTGCACGCAAGCACCTGAAACTTCAATTGGTGTTTTAGAAGTAATAAGATATTCAAATGATTGGGTAGTTCAAAGATTTAGTAAAGTTGGAACGGAAAATGCTGTTTGGGAAAGATGTTATTATAGTGGAACAACTTGGAGTTCATGGAAAATAATAAGTTCAATTAAAGAAGGTAATATTACTTGCACGAAAGCAAGTGGTAGTTCAAATATGACAAGTGCTTATTATTATCAAGATGGAAATGTAGTAACATTACATTTTACATTTAAAACAACAGCACAAGTAAACGTTGGGTCAAACGCTTGGAGTGGGACAATTAGTGGACCACCAAGACCAAAAAGACGTGTAACAGGAACGGGATATTTTAGTTCAAGTGCTTTGTCAGTTGGTTTATATGGTTCAACGGAAGAAAATACGGGATTAATGAATATTCGTGTTTTAGGAGCAAATTTAGGTGCTTCTAATGAGTGTTTTGTATCAGTAACGTATGTTACAAATTAAAGGAGGAAAAATGAAAACAAATTTTAAATTATGGTTAAAATGTGCTAGTATAAGAGCATTAAAAACAATATGTCAAACAGCAATAGCAACAATAGGAACAGCAGCTGCATTTAGTGAAGTGAATTGGCTATTAGTAGGAAGCACCAGTCTACTAGCAGGCATACTAAGTTTGCTAACTAGCATAGCAGGAATACCAGAAGTAGAATTAAAAAACGAGGAGGAAACAGAATGACAACATTATATAAAACTGAAAAAACAGACATAAGAAATGATGCAACATATATTTCATGTGAATTAAGAGGCCTATCAACAGACGAAAAGCCAACAGAAATCAATGGCAAAGTAATTGAGAACGGATCCATGTTCATAGAAATAGATACAGGAAAACTTTACATGTATGATATATCAAGTCAAACCTGGGGAGAAATCTAATGGATACAATTAGTTATTTACTAGGAAAGAAGTCATCAGGTGGAGGAGGTGGAGGAGGCAGCGATCTTGATTGGACAGCCCTAGGATACGCAGAAAGACCTTCATCAATAGACACAGGATATAATTACGGTGCATTAATAAAATCACAATGGAATGATATCGCAGACTTATCACAAAAATATAGTCAAAACAGAAACGTAGTATTTTTTCCAAAAGTAACAGTAACAAAAGCAACAAATACCAGTAAAATGTTCTATTATTGTTATTGCTTAATGCACGCAGATTTTACAGGTTGGGATACTTCAAAGGTAGCAAATATGAGCGATATGTTTAGAAATTGCTATGGACTAACAGAATTAGATCTAAGTAGTTTTACAACAGAAGCATTAAAAAATACTTCGACAATGTTTAGTGGCTGTTCCAAACTAAAAAAGATAGACATAAGAAACTTTGATTTTTCAGGAATAACTACTACGTCAAATATGTTTGCTTCCGTTCCAACAGATTGTTTAATCTTAGTAAAAGACGCAAGTGCAAAAACAGCAGTAGAAACAATTAGAAGCGATCTAACTAACGTACAAATCGCATCATAGGAGCAGGACATGAGTAAAGTATTTACGAGCAAACAATTTATAGAGAAGCTCAAATGGTTGGCCAACGATGTTCCTAACATATATCATAGTGGAACAGGATGGTCGACACTAAAGAACGGAAAGTGGCAATTCGACTGCGTAACTAGTGTAAAATCTATCCTATGGGGATTTAAAGCTGATAAAAGCAAATATCGAGGAGGAACAGTTTACAAAAGCAATGGAGTACCAGATTTTCCATGCAATGCAGTATACGAAATATGCACGGACGTAGGAACCAACTTTAATAACCTAACACCAGGAGAATATCTATGCATGAAGGGAACGAAATATAATCACACAGGAATCTACTTAGGCGATGGAAAAGTATTTGAAGATACAACAGGATGGAAAGTAAACAGAGCTGTGATTAGCAACATAGATAAAAACGGCACCAGATCCTACAAAGGAATAAAAAATTTAAAATGGACATACCATGGCAAATTAAAATATATCGATTACAATGACGAACCAATAAAGAAAGAATCAAAGTACCAAGTACATGACAAGAAGAAAAACTATTGGCTCCCAGAAGTAAAAGTAGGATCAAGTGACTATGCAGGGAATCCAGGAAATGAAGTTGATGAGTTCCGATGTGAGAACGCAGTAATACAAGCCCATGATTATAAAAAAGGATATTGGCTTCCAGAAGTAAAATCATATAAAGATTATGCAGGGAATAAAGGCAATGCAATAGATGCAGTAGCAATTAAGTCAACAGATCCTAATACAAAGTGGGAATACCGAGTACAAATAGCAAAGAGTAAAAAGTGGCTTCCATGGGTAAATGGGTACAATACCAAAGACTCAAAGAATGGATACGCAGGAAATATTGGCGAACCAATTTGTTGCATACAGATAAGAGAGAAGAAATAAAAACTTCTCTCTTTTAAAATATCGTAAAAATATGCAAAAAATATCGAAAGCATATTGACACGATATTTAAATATGTTATAATAAAGATAGGAAGGAGGTAATAAAGTGGCGAAATACGAAAACAAAGTCATAAAGATAGACGTCCAGGATAAGAAACAATTAGAAACAATAGCCGAACGAGAAGGAATGTCAGCAAATCAATTGATCAGAACGATCATAAAAGAGTGGTTAAAAAATAATAAGTAAAGAGGAGATTTAAAATGGAAAAAAACACAATTCGAGTAGATGAAGGAAGAACACTAAACATCTACCAAAAAATACAATTAGTAAAAGGGGAATTACTAAACATGAATTTAAAGAAAAGTGGATTCAATAAATTTAGTAATTTTAGTTATTACGAACTAGCTGATATAACACCAGCAATAATTAAACTATGCAACAAAGTAGGAATATTTACACAGGTAACATTTACAAGAGAACTAGCATTCCTATACATTTACGATTGCGACAATGCAACCAACTTCGTAGTATACCAAAGCCCAATGGAAGAATTAGAATTAAAGGGCTGCAATAAAATACAAGCCCTAGGAGGTACAGAAACATATCAAAGACGATACCTATACATGATGGCCTTCGATATTATAGAAAGTGACATGTTCGATGCAACAGCAGGAAGAACAGATGAAGAAGTAGCTAAAGAATACAAATTTGGAAAAGGGAAGCACGAAGGAAAAACAATAAAAGAAGTATACGGAGAAGATCCAAAGTATCTACAATGGTGCTTAGACAATGGAAAAAACGAAGATATTAAAAACTACATCGAAATAATAACTGACCTAAAGAGAGCAGTAGTTCCAAAATCAGAAGCAGAGCAAACAAAAAGACTACAACTAATGATTGAGATAAAAAACAAACATGCATTTGTAGACATGAATGATATATTAGAAGCACATCACGTACAAGACCTAACACAATTAACAACAGACGAATTGGAGGCAATTGCTAATGAATGAAGTATACGTAAAGAGAGAATCATTAGGTAAATGGGTAGCGAAATACTTCTACACGGACATAGTGACAATAGATGAGCTAATAGGATGCATAGAAGATTTAGATGGCGAGATAGAAAACCTAAAAGATAGAATAGAGGACATGGAAGAAGAAATGAGAACCAACTATAAGCCAATACCCTTCAGCGAGATGTACGGAATAAGTGAACGTGATCCGTTATGAATGAAGAAAGAGAAAATCCAAGAGAATTTAATGTGACATATTCTAAAACAGGAGAAACAGTAAAATACAAAAGAACCTGGTGCAAGTGTGGACACACCATGAACTTCATATCAAGACATCCTGCAATATGCCATAAATGTGGAAGGGTAGTATACCCTGATAAAAAACTAGAATTCATAGAAAACATGAAAAAGAAATTAAAAAAATAAAAGGAGAAAAAAATGAATACAGTAATATTATCTGGCAGACTAACTAGCAAGCCAGAACTAAGATCAACAGAATCAGGAGTAAGCATATGCAACTTCTCAATAGCAGTAAAAAGAGCAAAAAGTGATGAGGTAGACTTCATCGATTGCAGCTGCTATGATAAGCAAGCCGAGAACCTTTCTAAGTACCAAGACAAAGGATCATTGGTGCTAGTAACAGGAAGAATCAAAGAAAACAGATGGACTGACAAAGATGGCCAAAATCGCCGTAAAACGATAATTGAGGCCTCATCGATAGAATATATATCCCAACCTCAAACGCAAGCGTACGTGGCTAAAAAAGGGCAAAATGAGGCATATGAAAACATGGGAGAGAGAATTAAGGCCGAAAACACCTATGAATTGCCCTTTTAGGAGGTAAATTATGGACTTAATGAACGAGCTGAATATTAAGACAAAAGAGCTCGAAATGAGCATAAAACAGCTGCGAAATTCAGGAACGAATTATGCCCAAGCCGAGAGAGAATATAAAGTGCTCTTACGATCAGAATGCTTGAAGTTAAGAGATGAAGGTATGGCCATAGGAATGATAGATAAAACTTGCTATGGCATCCCTTCCGTAGCTGAAGCAAGATACAAAAGAGATGTAGCTGAGGCAGTTTATAAAGCTAACCTGGAAGCAATCAATTCCATAAAACTCCAGCTGCGAATTATAGAAAACCAGATCCAAAGAGAATGGTCAACAGAGATAAAAGATTAGGAGGTAAAGATGAATAAAGAAATAAAAGAAATATTAAAAATATTTAAACAAGTTGATTTAGAGGAAGTAGGTGGCTGTTATAATTGTCCAAAAAAAGACAAAGATAAAACTTGTATAGGTTGTTTAAATAATGCAAAAGATAAATTATTAGATTACATAACTGATTTAGAGAAAGAAAATAAAGAGTTATTAGATAAAGTTAGAGATAGAGATAAGTTAATAGTTGAAAATATACAATTAAAAAGAGATAGAATAGATAAAGCAATAAAGTTTATAAAAACACACGATTTATACCATCCAACAAATGAAGTAATATTATTAACTATATTAAAAGGAAGTGATAAAGAGTGAATATAAACGAAATATTAAAAAATGATTATGATTTATGTTGTAAAGAATTAAAGAAAGCAACAAAGAAGATTGAAAAACAAGACAAAGAAATAGAAAGATTAAATAATATCATAGATAAAGCAATAGAATATATAGAAAATGATTTAAAAAGTTTTTTATATAGTATTGAATATAAAATTTTATTAGATATATTAAAAGGAGAAGGAAATGATAGCAATAGTAATAGGATTTAGCATTATATACATAGCACTAATAACCTTCATAGCCAAGACATATTACAGCAACATACGAGAACTAGAAAAAAGAATCCTGGTGCTAGAAAAGAGAATAGAAAAGAACCATCATGACATGCTTACGTTAGACACAAACAACAGCCAGGAATACCTAGCCCTACTAAAACATGTACAGGACCAGGAGAAAAGAATAAAAAAGCTAGAGAAGGAAATTAACAAATGCAAGAAAGATGCATAATGAATGACAATCCACCAAAGTGGAGAAACCAAAGATTCGTGCGATCACACCGACACGAAATCTTTTTTGGAAAGAACAGGAAAAAGAGCATACAAGATGGCCTGGTAGTATTCCTAACACCAGAACTACATAACATGTCAGATAAAGGAGTACACTTCAATAAAAAGTTTGATCAGGAACTAAAGGAAGCAGGACAAAAAACCTGGATGAAATACTATAATAAAACAGCTGAAGAATTCATAAAGAGATATGGGAAAAATTATTTAGGAAATTAGACAAAAACACTTACATTAGAAACACAAACATAGTAAAATGATGTTAAGAGAACATAGGAGGTAACATGTCAGTAATAAGGGTAAACAAGACCAGCAATTACACCGTGATGAGCAACTATCATTTAAGAGAAAAAGGGATGTCATTAGCAGCAAAAGGATTATTAAGTGAAATGCTGTCATTACCAGAAGATTGGGATTACTCAATAGCAGGACTAGCAGCTATCAATAACGAATCCGAAAGTACAATAAAAAGGATCCTAGATGAACTAAAAAGATTTGGATACTTGGAAGTAAAAAAGCTACTACCCAACGAAACAACATCAGGAAGAATCGAATACATATATGACGTATACGAAGAACCACAAAAACAAGAGATCAAAAAACAACCCCTAGAAAAACAACCCCTTGATTTTGACCTCTTGTCTCCTATATATATAGATAATAATAAAATAAAGAATAATAAAATAAAGAATAATAATATTGTCGAGGAGATCCTCGACTACTTAAATAAAAAGACTGATCAGCACTATAAAAGTACAACTCCGAAAACACGTACATTAATAAACGCAAGAATGAATGAAGGGTTTACCCTAGATGACTTTAAACGAGTCATAGATAATAAAGTAGCTGATTGGGAATACACTGACATGGAGAGGTACCTGCGACCAGAAACACTATTTGGAACTAAGTTCGAAGGATACTTAAACCAGCAGCCCCAGAGAGAACCAACATGGTTTGGTAAGGACATAAAGCCACAAACGGATAATGTAGAAGAACTAGAGAAAATATTGGAGGGATTCTAAAACTACTTGCAACCTAAGCTAAGAAGTGATACAATAGAAGTAGATAGCGTTAAGGAGGTAAGAGGTAAGTGAATAACGTTATGCTAGTAGGAAGATTAACAGCAGATCCAGAAGTAAAGGATGAGCAAGTAATCTTCACATTATCAGTGAATAGAACGACCAAGAATTTAGAAGGTGTATACGAAACAGATATAATACCATGCAAATTATGGCACGGATTTAGTACTCACATAACAGAACACGTCAGCAAAGGCGATGTAGTTGGAGTGCGAGGAAGAATCCAGGAAGAAGCAGGAAAGCTATGCATAATAGTGGAAAAGTTGGCATTCCTATCCAGCAGCCAAGAAGAATAAAGAAAGCTACCTAATTGGTAGCATAGGATAGATATATCCACAGGTAATCTAGCACAAGTAAGACAATGTTAGTGGTGGACTTACATCATATCTATTCTATGGTGCTAATTAAGGCACAAATTGCTATCTCTTGCAGATAGCATTGGGTAGATAACAGCTGATAAGTTATCTACTCGATGGTATCTACAAAGGATACCTATTCACACATTATCCTTTGGGCAAGCAAAAAGAAATAATGCCAGCCAAAATATATTCATATTGATGAATCCTTACTAGAAGATCACTTCTATACAAAAAAGACTTGCCCAAAATTTTAAAAGGTGGTACACTGAAAAAGTGAGAACTCACACATTACCCCTTTTAAATCTCTGGCACTAGTAAAATTACCTCTTTACTAGTGTCCTTTTTTATGCTAAAATGAAGGTATAGGAAAGAGTATGATTATTGATCCCAATTGGACATTTAGTGAATTATCTAAAAACATAAAACGCTTGAAGAAAGAGTATATCTTTTATCTTGCGTTTTTTTCATATCACGAAAATGACACGGAGAAGCTGAAAAGAGAGAATAAATATAAAAAAGCAACCAGGGATATGTTCTATGCAATGAACCTAAAGGAATGGCAAAAGGATATAGCATGGGAATTTATGAATAACTACTTGCCCTACTCAGTAATAAAGGGAACAGCCCAGAGAATAGACAGAAAGAAGAAAAGATGTTAGACTAAAGAAGGAGAAACAATGAAATTAGAAATTGAATACGTATATCCAAACCTAACGATAAAGGAGATATAAATGAATGAACAGTGGAAAGATATAAAAAACTTTGAAGGGCATTATCAAGTAAGTGATATGGGAAGAATAAAGTCATTAGAAAGAGAAATCATAAAAAAAGATAAAAAAAAATCAAAAGTAAAAGAAACAATACTTAAAGGTAGTAAAGACACTAAAGGATATATTCAAGTAGAATTAAAAAAAGATGGTAAAAGAAATATAAAAATGATTCATAGATTAGTAGCAGAAGCATTTTTAGAAAAACCAAAAGGTAAAGATCAGATAAATCATAAAGACGGAAATAAAGAAAATAATAAATTAGATAATTTAGAATGGTGTACATGCCAAGAAAATATAAAACATGCATGGGAAAACAAATTAAATAAAGCTAGATATGGAGAAGAACATCCAAACCATAAATTAAATAAAGAACAAGTACAATACATTAAAAAAAATTACATTCCAAGAGATAAAGAATATGGAGCAAGAGCTTTAGCGAGAAAATTTAACGTAACATTAGGACCGATTACAAAGATAATATCAGGAAAAGGATGGAAACAAATAAATGGAAATAATTAATAAAAAAATAGAAGAACTAAAACCATATGAAAATAATCCAAGAAGAAATGATGAAGCAGTAAAATATGTTGCAGAATCAATTAAAGAATTCGGATTTAAAGTTCCTATTGTAGTAGATAAAAATAACGTAATAGTAGCAGGACATACAAGATATAAAGCTAGCAAAAAATTAGGTTTAAAAGAAGTACCCTGTATAGTAGCAGACGATTTAACAGATGAACAAATAAAAGCATTTAGATTAGCTGACAACAAAGTAAGTGAATATGCAGAATGGGATATAGACATACTAAACAAAGAGCTAATGTCTTTCGAAACAATAGATATGACAGAATTTGGCTTCGAACTAGATGACGAAACAGAACCACCAGCAGAAGTGGAAGAAGTAGACATTCCAGAAATAATGGAAGAAGCAATATCAAAGCCAGGAGAAATATACCAACTAGGAGAACATAGACTAATGGTAGGCGACTCCACAAATGACATGGATGTGGAAAAGCTGATGAACGGAGAGATAGCTGACTTAGTCGTAACAGATCCACCATACAACGTAAACGTAAGTAACAGCGATGGACTACAAATAGAAAACGATAACCTAGCAGACTATGCATTTCGAGAGCTGCTAGACAAATCATTCCACAACCTAAAAGAATCATTAAAAGAAGGTGGAGCATTCTACATATGGTACGGAGATACCGAGGACTTAAACTTTCGACTAGCATGCAGGGAGAACGAACTATCGATAAGACAATGCTTGATATGGGTAAAGAACTCTCTAAACATAGGTAGACAAGACTACAAATGGATGCATGAACCATGCCTATATGGATGGAGAGAAGGAGCAGGACATTACTTTATAGAAGAATATAATCATACAACAGTAATTGAGGACAAGATAGAC